TGGAGGAGATCTCTCGGCGCAAGGTGGAAAAGACCATGGCGAAGAGATGAGAAAACTAGAAGAACGTGGTATAGATACTTCATATCCAATGGGTTACTGTTACCAAGTAGCACAGTTTCTATTCTACATGTTAGGTGGTTACGAAAGTGAATGGGAACTTAAGTGCATCAAGAAGATGGAAATACCAGTAGATGATATCACATTTGAGACTAGCCACTGGTACATCCAGAATACTACTAACGGACGCATTGTAGATCTTACAGCGTCTCAGTTTGATGGTTTGATTGATATCAATGAATGGTATGAAAAAGGTCGTAAAGCGAACCTAGGTTTTTCATGGTACAACGTAGGAGACAAGAAAGTAGAGTTTGACAATACAGTTCCATCTTTACAATCACTTAAACTTTACGCGTTGTGGAAAGACCAATACGGTAAAGTAGATAGTATGGAAACTTACTACAAGGCGTGTAAATACGAAGAACTACGTAGAGACTTCGCAGAAGAGATAGAGTTCGTAGAACCAAATGTAGGTGAACGTGAAGGTGAGTTCATATCAAGATGTATGACTGAACTAGAAGGTGAGTTTCCAGAAACTGACCAGAGACTAGCAGTATGTTACGCTAACTGGGAAAGAAATGATATGAAAGATGTTGATCTAGAAGATATCAGAAATACCATCGTAGCACTTGCAGAAGAACTAGGTGAAGAACACGACCCAGCAAATACAGTATACCTTTCACCAAATGACTTCGCAGAAGATGGTACTACTGTAGCGGCAGTGGCCGACGCGGTTAAAGCGTTAGATATCCTTGGAAAGAGAGGATCAACTGATGAGTTACAAACGGTATACAAATACGAAGGAGAGATTACAGCGAACTCACGCAAGTTCTGTGAAGCGATGGTAAGACTATCAAGAACTAAAGTTTTTACTAGAGAGGAAATAGACAGAATGTCGAATACTCCGGTTAACGCAGACCTTGCAGGCCCGGGTAGATCTACATACGATATCTGGAGGTTCGCTGGAGGCGCAAGATGTAAACACCATTTCGCAGAATACAGAATGTTCAAGAATACAGAAGGTAAAACACTACTCATTAAGACTGGCGTATACACAGAGAAACCAATCGATATGGCAAATGATGGTTTCCGTAGCAGAGCAAGTAAGAAGAAAGCAGACCAATGGGCAGCTATCAACTTACAAGCTTTCCAAATGATTGATGAAGACGCCAAAATTGTGGTGGCGCCCGCAATGGTTCCAGATGTCTTAATCAAGAGACGTAACGAAGCAGGACACGAATACTACGTATACTTCAGTAAAGATACGATTAGAGATATAGCAGAAAAGTTCTTCAAGAACTATCACCAGAACAACACGGACATCAATCACGATGGTGTGGTGAGTACTGACAATACATTGTTAGAAAGTTGGATTGTAGAAGACCCTGAAAAAGACAAGAGTTCATTGTATGGGTTTGAGGTTCCAAAGGGTACATGGATGGTTTCCATGAAAATTAACGACGACGAAACGTGGAAAAAAGTAAAGAATGGCGAGTTAACGGGATATTCAATATCAGGTCAGTTCGTCGAAAGAGACGTAAAATGATACAAGAGACTAAAGATAGCATCGCAAACGTAACAACACTCTTAGGAGCAGGTACAATGTATATTGGATTTAACGATATACTATCAATAGTTCTTGTAGGTACTGGTATAGTACTAAATGTCTTAAGAATACTAGAGGTAAAGCGCAAACGTGACGGCGAAGATATTACTAAGTAATATTCTTAACGCAGCATCTTTCTTTTTACTCCAGTAGTTCTTTAGACCGGTTCCATCACATATTTCCATGTGATGTACCATCTTGTTACCTTGTCCGTAACTTTCACATTTAGGACAACGGTAGATATTGTCAGCTTGTGACTTTCCGCCCTTGATCTGGGCATATTTAGGATACGCCATATTACTTTTCTTTTAAGTTACAGTTGTTGTATGGTTGATTTTGAGATTGTTTCAAGATATCCACAAGTTTTTTTGATTTCTGTCAGCTTTCAACACTTCTATATTTGATATTGTAGTACGCCCACACTTAGTGGGATACATACTTAAAAATATTAAAGCTTTAACTATGAATGTAAAAGACGCAATCAACGCTATCCGTGTGATGTTGGGTTCTGATGTAGCAGATACTACTGTAGAACTAACAACTAAGGAAGGTGTTAAGACGCACAATCATGCAGAAGCTGTTTTAGTGGATGACACTAAAGTGTATACTGAAGGCGAACTAGTCGAAGGTGCTATACTTTACGTAGAAACTCCTGAAGGCGAAGAACCAGTAATGGCGCCAATGGGAAAACACATGACAGTTGATGGACTAATGATTACAGTTGGTGAAGGTGGCATCATCGAAGCTATTGAGACTGTAGAAGACGAGCCGGTAACGGAAGACGCTACAGAAGAAGTAGAAGAAGAGATGGCTGAAGAAACAACTGAGAAAGAAGACTTCGACGCTGAAGGTTTACTTGCCGCAATCGCTGATATGATCAAGGATTACAAAGAGTACGTAGAAGGTGTAAAAGAAGATATGACTTCTATGAAAGAAGAGTTCGAGACTATTCAAGAGCGCTTCAACGCAGTGGCAGACGCACCAGCGACTAAGCCAGTAAAGAAAGACTACTTAGCGCAAGCTAAGGCAGCTAAAGAAGCAGAGCTATCACGCTTCGAAAAATTGGTAGCAATGAAAAACAAGTAAACCAAAAAAACTTAATTAACAATGGGATTTAACTTACCAGGCGACCTAACAGCCTACACTCAGGAGAACACGGAATTACTTAGTTCCGCTGTACTTAACACAAAAGAGCTAGAGCACATTTCTATCAGAACTGGAGTTCCGGCAGCAAAAACGGCAGTGAACGTGTTCAACGGAACAATCACTGAACAAGACAGAGACTGTAATATGTCAGATCTAGGCGACCTAAACTTCGACCAGATTGTAATCGACGTAGAAGACAAGGCTGTCGCACAAGATCTTTGTCCGACTTCACTTCGTTCATACTGGATGTCAGAAAGAATGAGACCAGGCGCTAACGGCGGCGAAGAAGTTCCTTTCGCGGAAGTAATCGCAGAATACGTACAAAAGTCAGTTTCTAAGAATATCTCTGATTTCATCGGTGCTCAGCTAATCGCACAAGTAACTGTAGCACTAGGTGCTCAGAACTCAGGTCAGACAGCAGTTTCAACTGTAGGTACTATCATCGACGACCTAAACGACCTTTACGAAGCTCTTCCAGCTTCATCACAACTACAAGATGACGTAAAGATCTTCATGTCACCTTCTTACTACCGTATGGCTATCAGAGCTATCGTAGCTTCAGGTAACGGCGTTGGTATGTACCACTACAACCTAGAAGATGGTACTGGAAAAGTTTTCTTGCCAGGCACGAACGCGGAATTAGTTCAGTCTTCAGGTTTCGTAGGTTCAGACCGTTTCATAGCAACTACAGCTAAGCAAGTAATTTTTGCGACTGGTTTGATGTCGGACGAAGAAACCATCCGTATGGCGTATGACGAAATTAACGACAAAGTAGCACTACGTGCATACTACAGAAGAGGTCTTGGTGTATACGACGTAGCTACAGCAGCAGTAAACGGTTCATTCTAGTAGTAACCAACCAACTAACCAGTAACGGGGGACTTCGGTCCCCCTTACATTAAAAATATCATTTAACTATGGCATGTGATTTAACAACAAATATCAGCCTCGATTGTGTGGATAGCAGTGGCTCGATTGTAAAAGTATGGGTTCTTAACGGACCAGCATCTTCTTACACTGAGACTAACGGCAATATTACCGCACTAGAAGTAGCTGACGTAGCCGTAGGTCCATCTGATTGGTTTTCATGGGAGTTACCTAGACAGACAAGCGGTTACACGGAAGTGGCAAACGTTTCTATCGAGAACGGAACTCTTTTCTACCAAAAGGACCTATCTGTCGTGTTCAACAAAATGGACGCAGCAAAACGTAACGAATTACTTTTAGCTACGAAGTCGCAAGATATGATTGTGGCATTCGAAGACGCTAACGGTGTATACTGGACTTACGGTCTAGACAAAGGCTGTTTTACTTCAGCTTTAACAGCAACAACAGGAACCGATTTCGCTTCAAGAAATGGGTATGAATTAACTATCTCTTCACAAGAGCAGGTACCAGCGTTCACGATTGATAGCACACTATTAATCGCCTAAATATCTCACTCTGGGACTAAAGGGGTCGGCGAAAGCCGACCTTTTTTAGTTAGATACATATAGTAACACAACAGAGTAAAAAAATATATTTGATTAAAAGCACAGTATACTATGACGCTTAAACTTGTAGATGGACAAACAGAATACAGAATGTCCTTTAATATTTCCAACGCTCCAGGAGATTGGACTTTAACAGTGACATCACAACTATCTCACCTAAATATTTTAGATGGGATACCATTAACAATAGACGTAACTAACGATAGATACACTGAGTTTACATTTACTATTCCATCAGAACTTCCAGAAGAACACAAGAATGGAATTTACGATTACTCGGTTACAAACGGAACAGTAACGTTCCAAGGACTACTAAAATTAGTATGTGGAACTGGAGGAACTACCGGAACTGTCAACTATGAAAGTGACAATGAAGATAGACAAGGACCAGTATACTATACACCAGAATATTAAGATATGAGTAACAGAAACCCAGAAACGCTTTACAGCGTAAAAGGCGCACAGTTTAGCGCAGTCGAACTACCAAGGATCTCAGAAGGTCGTGGAAACCAAAATTGGATGAAGTTCGGCGAGAAAAACCTATTTCCACAAGAACTGATAGAGTACTACAATACATCATCTATCCACGCTACGGCGGTTAACGCTATTACAGATAGTGTTACAGGACAAGGGATTGAGCATGTTGGTAAAGAATATGTTAACGGAAACGGAGAAACGTTAAATGATGTGTTCGCCAAAGTAGCGTTAGACTACGTACTTTTCAATGGTATGTCGTTAAACGTCATATGGAACAAAGAAGGTAACCGTATAGCAGAGATATATCACCTTCCATTCGCAAATGTAAGATCTGGAAAAGAAAACGAAGATGGAAACGTGGAGGAATTCCACTACAGTACACATTGGGAGAACACAAGAAAATACGAACCAAAGTCATACCGAGCGTTCAGTACAACTGACAACAAGAAAGACAACGCGTCACAGATTTTCTACTCGTTCAAGTATAGACCTGGACAAGAATTCTATCCACTTCCATCTTACGTAGCGAGTTTAACAGATATAGATTTAGAC